TGTGTAATTAATTTATTACAATATTACTTGAAAATATACTCAACTAATAATGGTATTTATGTTAGATTTACTGATAGTTTATTACAATCTGACCAACCAATTAATGATTTATCAAATAATCAAATAATATTTGTTCAATCACAAGAATCAAATTTCAAAGAAACTGTAGAAATGGTTGAACCAACAGGTTACACACCAGTTCCCAATAAAGTCCTTATAAATGGTTCTAGATATACTAATATTAAAATTGGTGACTTCTTAGAAGCATATGTAGATCCAACAACATTACAAGTTGGCGAACAACCAAGAAACTTTACAAGAGTTCTAAGTAAAAAAGTATATGCAGCAGATACTACATTAGTAGAGGTAAGCTGTGATGCTGAAATTAATAAAGTTCTTGTAGGAAGTGTTAAACAAACAAATAGATATACACCAATTGATGATTATGTTACAACATATAAAGCAATTGCACTTAAAGGATTTAGAATTAGAAATGCATCTTTACCTGATGGTACTGAGACAACTCAAAATACTATTCTTAACTTAGTTGCTAATGGAACACCTTTGTTCAAAGCATTGACTAACAAAGAAGCATTTGACTTTAGATATCTAATAGACTCATTTGGATTAGGATTAATTGAAAATTCTAAACAACAATTAATGGATATTGTAGGAAATAGATTAGATAGTTTCGCATTCTTAAATATGCCTTCTATGAAAGCATTCAAAGAATCATCATCACCTTCATTTGTAGATAGTGATGGAGTTTTACAATTAGAATTTGTTGCAGAAGGAGGAGATCCAGAAAGCAATCCTGCATTCCTTTACTCATTTGGTCAAGGGGCTGGTACAACTTGCGCTGGTTACTTCATGCCATATGTAACAGTAGATGATAATGGTAGACCAACTGATATGCCACCTGCAATGTTTGCAGCAACTACATACATGAGAAAAATGAATTCAAATGTAACATCAATTACACCATGGACTATTGCAGCAGGTGTAACTAATGGTAGAATAGTAAATATTTCTGGAGTTGAAATGGATTTTACTGCTGATGATTTAGATTTTATAAATCAAGCACAAATGAATCCTATAGTATTCAAAAGAAATAGAGGTTATATAATTGATACTGAAAACACAGCATTAACATTATATAAATCAGCACTATCATTTATACATGTTAGAGAGGTTCTTATCGAACTTGAAAGAGAGTTATCTGTAATGTTATTAGATTTCCAATGGAAATTTAACACACCAGAAATAAGAGCAGAAATAAAACTTAGAGCAGATACAATTTGTGAAAGATATGTTAATAAGAATGGATTATTTAATTACTTCAATAAAATTGATGAAGAAAATAATACACCAGACATTATCGATAATCAAATTGGTGTTCTTGATACTTATGTAGAGCCAATCAAAGGCATGGGTATTATTGTTAATAATATTACAATACTAAGAACTGGTGCAATTGCATCAGGTGGTTTCTTAACAGTATAAGAAAATATAAACTAATTAAACCCAGAAGAAATTCTGGGTTTTTTTATTTAATCTAATTAATATATAATAATATGTCACAATTTGATAATTCAAGTGCAAAAATAGAATGGATAGTAAAGAAAACATTAGATAAAGAGTCTGGTGGAAATAAATTCTTTGACAAACTTGATAAAGAAATAAGAAAGGATAGTAACCTGGATCTAATTTTAGGAATATATGAAAGAATAGTATCAGAATGTGGAAGTAAATTTAATCTAGTAGTTAGTGGAAATTTTGGAGAATGGATTTATTACTTAATAAGAAAAGGTAAAATTAAAATACATGGAAATTTTTTACAACTTAGTGGATCAATTACATCACACGAAGGATCTATGAATAAAATTCTATCAAATAAAAGTGTATCAATTGTTAGAAATAAATTTGATATATCAGGACAAAATTTTGTGTTTTTAGATGATTCATATTATTCAGGAACAACAAGTGAAATTATTAACCAATTCTTAAAAAGATATAACTCAAGATTACTTAAAACATATATTATATATGATGGTAATGATAAAAAGAATAAAAATAGAGTCGCATTGTATAATTACTATGATCATCATAAAGGAACACAATTACCATTTTATAAATTATTAAATCATCTATATACATTTAAAGATATACCACATGATTTAATAGAAGATAAAATAGTTAAAGGGAAGATAACAACAATAAGAGAGGTTAATGATTTAATTAATAAATTTAAATCTAAAGCAAATATTCAAGATATTGATGTGTATAATTGGACACATAGAAATGAATCAAAAAGATTCATAAAAGAATATAATAAATTTTAAACTAATACACATTACATAGTATAAATCCAAGGAGAGTTGTATATTAAAATATATAACTTTGAAAAACAAATTTATATTATGACTGCAAGCAATGCAAATAATCCAACACAAATGTCTGAAGAAGACTACTTAAAACAACATTTAAATGATATAGAATCTTCTAAAAAATCAGCAAATAGTCATCACCATACATTAGGTAATAACCAAAATCAAAAACAACAAAGTAATAGCAGAGTTACTGATTTACAATATTTAGTTTTTGACATTAAAGATCTACCTCTTGGTCAATTCTATCCAAGTGGTTCACAATTATTAATCAGGGCTGCTCAAGTTAAAGAAATTCAAGCATATTCAATGGTTGATGATAGTAACTTCTATGATATGATTGAAAAAATGAATGATATGCTAGGTGCATGTGTTAGAATAAAATATGTTGATAATGAAAATCATGCATCTTATTTAGATATTAAAGATGGTGATAGAATCTTCTTAGTATTCTTAATAAGAGAATTGACATTTCAACAAGGAAATTCACTAATGACTCCTGCTATATGTGAGTGTGGGATTAATAATTCAGTTGAATTAAAAAGAGCTAATTTTAAATTCTATGAAATGGAACAAATGTTAACTAAATTCTTTGATCCAGTTTCAAAAACATTTAAATTCAAATTGAAAAATGGTAAGGTATATAATATTGCCCCACCAACTATCGGGCTACAAAAAAGCTTTACTGATTATATCATTAAAGAAACAAATGATAAAAAACAAGGATCTCTTAATATGAGCTTCTTAAAAATAATTCCATTTATGTTACCAGGAAGAAATTCTATAACTATAGAAGGAATTAAAGAAAAACTAAACGAATTTGAAAATAATATGGATGATGTATCATTCCAATTTTTAAATTCAGCAGTTAACAAAATGTTATTCGGCATAAAATCAATCGTATCTAAATGTAGCTGTGGCAAGGAGGTGCACAGCGAAAATATCTTTCCCAACGGACCGTCAGCTGTTTTCGTTGTTCATGATGCCTTTGAAAAATATATTGAAGAATAAATTATTACTCAGTAAACATTATCATGTTAATGAGTCATCAATTGATGAATGGCCTTATTGGTTATTTGAGGAAAATATTAAAATCGTCAATGAATTAGCAGATGAAGAAGAAAAGACAAGAAAGAAAGATGAGGATAAACAACAGCAACAAATGCCAAACTTTAATCCAGGATCATATATGAGTAATGTCTCAAATATGGCAAATAAATTCAAATCAAAATAAAAAAATCCATCCAAGTGATGGATTTTTTGTATAATAAAAATGAACCTAATTAATATAGAAAAACAATATTGTGGAGATATTATTAAATTTTTCTGTGAAGAATATCCAAAAATGAAAGTTGATAAGGAATTTCTAAAAGAAAATATATCAAAACAAGTAGAAAATAGACTACTAAATACTAACCTAATTTTAGATTATAGAGTAGATGTAATGATATTTCCAAAAACTGAAAAAAGGGATATAAAAATAAATGATATTATCACTGATTCAAATACAGATATAACCAGTAAAATAACAGTATGTGTTAAATATAGAGACACAACCATGTCAGCATTTGAAACTATCTTAAAATAAAAAAGAGAGCATTTGCTCTCTTTTTCTATTAAGGATTTGGGTAACCAGAAATAAGCGGTGGAGTAATGGTAAAATTATTATCAATATATTCATCAATCCAATAATCAGCTACAAATGAAGCATCTGCAGACCAAATATCTGAAGAATCCCATTTAAGTGATGCACCAGAAACTTCTTTAATTTGAACGTTTTGAAATGTTACTCTTCTTAAAACAACACCTTTTTTATCATGTTGATTTACAATAAGAGTTCCAATAATATCAGCTTTATAATGTAAGTAACCATTTTGAGAGTTCCATACTAAATCATACCAAGCCTTTAATGTATTCCAAGTCTCCATAGATCCTGCTTGATTTACGTTAACATTGAATGTGATCTTTAGATCATCAACATGAGTTTTAGTAGGAGTCTTTAAGAATACTCTTGTAGAATACTTAAATCTTTGTTCAGCGATATCAATACTTGGCGTTAAATTCAAGTCAATGTTTGTCGCATTTTGTAGCATCAAAATAGGATCTCTACCTTGAGCTTGCAAAATTGTCGGTAATATGAATGTACATTCAAATAGATTCATATATACAACTTCGTCTGGGAAGGTTCCCGGGCCGCCCGGCGACCCTGTGTTAATAAGTTGAGTAAAATGAGGTAGTGGCACGTGTTTTAAATTATTTTTTGTACTATTATATATTATTCTACTAACATCCCCAATAACAAACTCAAGAAATTAAGTAATGAAAATCAGACTTTTCACATTTAGTATAGAATATATACTTAAATATGAAGGTATGTGGATATAGATATTGCAACAAAGAAATTAAATATGGAAGAAAAGATAGAAATTATTGTAATGATAGTTGTAAATCCAAAGAATTAGCAATTAAAAAAGAATTAAAATCATTAAATATGAGAGTAGTAAAAACAAAGGAATTCATTGAAAGGGCAAAGATAAAACATAATAATAAATATAATTATGACTTAACAATTTATATAAATTGTAGAGAAAAGGTGAAGATAATTTGTCCAACACATGGTGAATTTGAGCAAAAGGCAAGTAATCATCTATATAATGGATATGGCTGTGAGCAATGCTCAAGAGATGCACATAGATTATCAATATTAACAGAAGATAGAGTAAATAAACTTAAAGAGATACATAGCAACAAGTACATATATAACAACTTAAATGTTAATAAGGGATTTATAAATATAACATGTCCTGAACATGGTATATTTACACAATATTTATACTTTCATGAATATGGACACGGATGCATACAGTGTAACGCATCATCAAGGGGAGAGAATATAATAAAGAATTATTTAGATAATAGTAATATTAAATATATCAGAAATCACACATTTGCTAATTGTAAAAGGAAAAAGAAGTTAAAATTTGATTTTTATTTATCCGACTTTAGAATAATAATAGAATATGATGGTGAGCATCATTATAAGGAGAATAAATATTTTGGGGTAGGCAATTTAAAATATGTAGCAGAAAATGATAATATTAAAAATAAGTATTGTCAGGACAATAATATTAAAATAATAAGAATTCCATATTATAAGTTTGATTCTATAAAAAATTTATTAGATAACTTTTTATTAAAAAGCTAGTATAATAAAAAAGAATCACTATGATTAATGAGAGTATTTATAACAACTGATTGGCACTTTGGTATTTATGTAAATTCGATAGATAAATGGCTAAATATGATGGAGGATTATTTTTATAATTTCTTCATACCATATATAAAGGCAAATGCAAAAGAGGGTGATATATTAATACATTGTGGTGATTTATATGATAATAGGACATCGATTCCTATTATAGCGAGTTATAAGGCAGAGAAGATTTTATTGGAGTTATCTAAAATATTACCAGTACATGTTATAGTTGGAAATCATGATTTATGGAATAAGGGATCAAATGATGTTAATTCAATAAGATTATTTAACTATGTTGATAATATTAGTGTTTATACTGAAACATCGGTATTAGAAATTGGTGGTAGGAAATTGGTATTAATGCCTTGGATTGAAAAAAAATCTGAACAAATTGAAGAAATTAAATCATATACAGGTGATTATCTATTTTGTCATTCTGATTTAAATGGGTGTTTAATGCACTTAAATTCGGTTGCACATAGAAACATAGATAAGATTGATGTAGATGAATTTGCTAGGTATAAGCATGTATTTAGTGGTCATATACATATTAGACAGACTAAGAAAAATTTTACATTTATCGGATCTCCATATGAGATGGATAGGAATGATATGAACAATGATAAGGGCATAACGATATTAGATTTAGAAACAGATAGGATATCATTTCATAAAAACACATATTCACCAAGATTTAAAAAATTAGAACTTTTAACAGAAGCAGATATTGATAAGTTAGATAACTTAGACACCAAGGATTATATAGATTTATTTATTTCTAATTCTTTATTGGTTGGCAATAGAAAATTAAGAAGGAAATTAGAAATAGTATTAGAACAAGGAAATTTTGCATCAGTTGATTATATTGATGATATAAATAAGGAATTAAAAGATGGTGAAAAAATAAGTGATATAGTTGATGAAAATGGAGAAATTAAGATTAGAATTGATTTAGATTTTGAAGATTATATTAGAGAGTATATAAATTCACAAAAATGGGAGAGTGATAAGATCAAATTAGGAATTATGTCAGAATACGAAGATATATTGAATAGCTATAAACTAAATCATAAGAGCAATAATGATCAATTACAATGAGGACATTGTACTTCTTTATTTCCATGACAATCAGTACATTCAATAGTTTTATCACCATCACATGTAGAACATAAATTTGCTCCATTTCCAGAACAAAATTTGCATTCATCATCATTTAGGTCAATACCATAACCATTACAATGATTACAGTCTACTTCACCATGTCCTTGACAATTTGGACATGCTTCATAGCCTTGTGCGCTACAGCGGTCACATTCAACTGATTGCGTATTATTACAAAATTCACACTCAACATCAGTTGTATCATAATCATCAACACTAATATTTCCTTTATATTCATCATATGCTTTATTAAAATCGTCATTGTTCATATTGATATATGGTTTTGCCTGTTTTAATATTGCAGTAAATGCAAAATCTGTTCTACCTGAAGCAGGTATATCAAATTTATCAAAAAATTGATCTACTGTAGTTTCATCACTTTCCGAATGTGTTCTTAAATAGTTAGCTAATTCAATTCCGAGATTGAAGTTATTTTTTTCATTTATAAATGATTCAAATAGTTTAATAAATTTCATAGTTATTTAATTTCTTTATAGAATGATAATATTTTTGCTTTGGCTAATTTAAATTTATTAAAATAAAAAGCATCAATAGATTTAGAGCTTTTAACATCATTTACTTTCTTAAGCATATTAAATAATCTTGATTTTATACTATGCATATATGAGTTATACATTTCAATTTTATTTAATTTAGAGTAAAGTGAATTTAATTCACTCATTGATTCACTCATTGATTCTAGACAACCAATTAGATCCTTAAACCTTTTATCCCTATTAATTGTTGAATATGATTCAAACTCAGAGACCAAATCATCTATCATGTGTTCTACGTCTCTTGGTTCTCTTTTAAAGAAACTTCCAAATAACTCATATGTTTTCAAATGATTTAATTCTTTTTTCTTCATAAGTTTCTACTTTTCTTTTATAAATTCAATCATTTTACCAATTTTATCAAATTGAAAAAATTGCTTTTTCTGACCTTCTTTTTCAACTACAAAAGAATTTTTAGAAATTTTAATGATAAAGTCCTTACCTTCTAATTCACCATTTTTAACTTTATATTTCCCACCAAATTTATCATTAACATAAGCCAATAATTTCCCAATGTAAGTTTCATCAAGTACTTTACCAGACCTAGTCATTTTAACTATATCATGAACACTTAATTCATTTATTTTTTGAAATTTATTAAATTTCTTTAATTTTGTCTCAGATACACCAAGATAATTGTATATTTCTTTTTCAATAATATCAAGTGCTTCATCAGTATTTAAAACATTTTCACTAAAAACAACAGATCCATCAATTAGTTTAACCAATAGAAGTTCATCAATATCAAATTGAAAATTTATATTATCAAATTTAATACTCAATTCAGATTGGTCTGTATCATATTCAAAATTAACATCATGACTACCCATTAAATCACTAAATTCTTCCATTCTTGCCTCAATATAGCAAATATCAGAATCCTGTATAAACTCTTCATTTATAAAGCTATTCCATTTCTTAATCATAATTTATATTATATTTTATTTATATATTAATTCTGAAAACAGGATTAAAATAAAAAGTAACGTGCCAGCCTTGATGATCACTACCATGAACCCAATAACATTTATTTGGATTTGTATAAAATTTTCTATGAGGATCTGGTGGTAGAAAAAGTTTCTCACCATTAAATTCTAAATTTTCAAAATCATTAACTATACTATCTGTTGATGAGTATTGATTTTTATATAAATCAAATCTT